ATCTACCATTGTTACTTTCATTTCACTTTCCTCCTTTCAGCTCATAACCTGCTATAATTCTCACTGAATAACTCCATGCTTATATGCATACTCTAATGCATTATTAGCTTCTACTTCCATAGGTCTATTCTCATACCAATTGCCTGTCTCTCTATCAAACTGCATGCATAACTCGACTATCTGAGATGCAGTAATAGGATAGCCCCTCTCAACAGCCTTGCCAGCTGTTGCAATCATAATACGATACATCTGTCTGTACCAACCAGTAGAGGATATTGTTATGTATTCTGTCGCAAGCCGCTTTGGCCAGAATGGACAGTCCTGATACCCCGACCAAACATACGATGTGTTATCTAGTTTACCTTTACGATACTCTATAATCTGCTCACGCCATGCTGGAGGCAATCTATCCATAAAGTCTTTAGCATCACGCTTGTCATCATACGGCCAACGAGCTAGTACATAATCGACATCCATAGGCTCAGCGCTATTAACGAAGAAGAAATTATTAGCACCAGAATAACTAGCAGGAATATAATACATGCGCGCAAAGTCTTTAGTTTGCTTATCTCCGATGTCTTCAAGCTCTGAGTTGAGGGCGTACCAGAAGTGTTTGATTCGATCTTGTGTAACTGAACCGTTAAGTTGGAATACCAACCGAAACTTTGGTACATCAGATGTGCTGCTAGCAGTACTGTAACAAACGTAGGTCCAATGACCAAAACGCTTACGAAGCTCATCTTCTATATCTCCATCAATCTCAATATCATCAACATCAACAGCAGCCCACCCAGCCCAAGCAATGACATTGTCGTTCTTTCTAGTAGTATCAGGTTTAAATATAGCTGGTGAAATAAGTTCAGCATCTTGCTTACCATTTAGCTTCCTTTCACTTAGTTTACTTAAAAACTTTACAAACCGTTCCCAAGAGTCAAAGTCCATCCTGCGATGTGTCTTATTATCATACACAAAGCGGTTCTCTTGTTCCCACCATCTTGGTGACTTGAACACAGTTAGACTATACAAAGAAGTCCTCCAATGTAGCTCGAGGTTCAACATCCCAGCCAATCTCATCTAGTATATGACGGATCGGCTCTACAAATGATTTTTCATACATCTTATTATAATCTATAAACCGATGTAAGTCAAGCTCTTTAGGTAGATTCAACGAATATGATATAATATTTTCTTTGATAGGATTTGGAGTCTTTAAGTAACAGAACTTGATCTTCTCACCGTTCTTAACAGAATCATATCGATTATCAATACCCTTCTTCAACACATGATAGTTATATAGTAATGCACCTCGAACGTGTATCGGACACGCTTTCTTATAAATGTCCCGACGATCAGACCATTTGTCGAGATCGGAAATCCCACGAGGGAATGATACCTGCTCTGGGTCAAGTGCAGAGAACTCTTTACGGAAAGTAGCAACAAACCTCTGGGTTGCTTCTTCACCCTCGTTCAGAATCACATTGAATATTTCTTTAAACCTATCACGACAAACCTGAGGAGTAGATGACTTAACAGCCTCAACACCCATGACCTTGAGCTTAGGCTGCGCATACCGCACACCCTCATTGTCATGAACTTGCATGAAGTAACGCTTCTTAGCAATCCACACAGCTTTGTCAGCAATAACCTCGCGTGCCATTTCCATCCGATTCTCATATGCATTCATCTTCTTAAACAAGTTTGCATACGCTTTACTGAGGATGTCCTCAAAATGCTCGGAACATATCTTATCCAGAAAGTCCACGGGTGAGTTAGGATTAAACTTATCTACCAGAGGTTTCATTCGAACATACAACGAGTCTGTATCGATGGCTATAATATAATCTTCGTTCATTGTATCAAGAAGCTGATTCATCTCTTTGTTAATAGCTTCTTGAGCCCACAGAATAGACAACTGTCCAGATGTAGTAATAGCTTCTGCCATCCGCCTATCGAAGTATCGGAAGTAATTGTTTCCCAAAGCACCATATAAAGAGTTCATAAGAATCTTAATAGACATCTGCTGATTCTCGAGTGTGTTGATCTCATTCTCGAGTTTCTTTGTCCTACCCACCTCATACTCTTGTTGGGCTTCAAGCATACGATTCTTAATAGTTCTACGCTCGTCATAATATTGCTTAATTATTTTGGGGATAACTCCTTGCTGATCCTTGCGGAACCTAAGTCCGGACGCTGCGACCGAATAGTCGTCTTTACTAACATCAACCCCATTTGATAAAATTGTATCGACATTACAATTGGGGACGGCGCCATCAACGATCGTCTCAGGAGACATATTGTATTGGACAATGATATTAGGATAGAGAGAGTTAAGATCAAAAGACACAACCCAATCATGCTTACCTGTCATTGGATCTTTAACATATGCCCCAGGATACTTCTCTTTGACTTTTGCAACTTTTGGAGGTACAACAGTCTGATCTTTATACATTAAACGATAGAGAATGGAATCCCAGATAGATGTTGTGCCAAACGTCTCGGAGTAGTTAACCCCACCACGATAAGCCATAGTCATAGCAAGAGTAATTAGACCCATCTTCTCTTCTAGTCGATCGATCAGCTGAACGTCCTTGATGTTGTAGTCAATATACAGTTGATGATCTTGCTTGTATAGATTCTGCAGATTACCCACCTCATCAAACGAGAGCTTCTTATCTCCAAGAACAATAAAAGCTACATGATCTAACTTATATGATTCCAGTGTACCATATGCATATCCAAACTTACGAAATAGATCATAATAGTCTAGCTGTTGGATGCCCATCATCTCGTATGCAATATTAGTACGACCTGCAATGACAATGTCACGTTGATCAACTACACCCCAGGGAGAAAACTTCTTATAGACGTCTCCACCAATGATATTCTTTACACGATTGATAAGGTAAGGAAAGTCAAATAGACGAGTATTCCAGCCAGTAACGACGTCGGGACAGTACCGAGGATCATGCCACCAAGATAACCAATCCAGTAGAAGCTCGATCTCGTCTTTGCACTTCTTATAATGGATTGCCGTAACTCCCTCAATGGGACACTTGTCTGGATCATAATCTTTTAGCCCCCACACGTAGTATGTGTCTGATTGATTACTCTTCATTGTAATAGCTGTCACAGGATGAGCAGCATTAGCAACAAACGGAAAACCATCTTCTGAATGAACCTCAATATCAAGAGAAGTCACATTGACTTTCTCTCTATCGAACTTAATCTCACCAGGGAAGCAATCAGTCAGAAACTGGTTAACGTAGTTAGTGGTACCATAGACAGGAAAGTTGTCCACACCTTCATACTTCTTAATGAAGTCACGAGCGTCACGCATCGTATCGAATGTAACGGGTTGGACAGGATTGTTCTGTAGTGTATTCCATCCAGTCTCTTTGTTGGTAGGAATAAACAGAGTTGGCATATAAGGAATCTTCTTATCGATACGTTTGCCATCTTTAAATCCTCTATAGAGAATGTTATTACCGTATCGATTGACGCTAGTGTAAAAGTTCATGTTCCCTCCGAACTTACAATGAGCTTATATTATACTACAAAAAAACAAGAAAGCCAACAGCTTTCTTGTTATATAGTGAGACCGTCTAATCTAACATTTTGTAATGTTAGATTTCCTCTGTGACTTATTAAAACTTCTTCATCAGTCGTGAGGACCATCATCAAGCTTTTTTACAACGTATTCAACACCGTCGAGTTTAGTGCTGGCAATGCCGTCAGCGTCCTTTTTGCTTGAACACAATACAATAATTTCATCTGTATCTTTCACTTGAACAGAATACATTATTTCTTCTCCGCAACAAACTCGTATAGTTTTTCGGCTTGAAGTTTTATTTCGTCGGGATTCAGTGCTTTGGGTACATACTTATTCCAGGCTTCTAGGGCCTGCTCAGTATCTTCCTTATACATACCCAACATTTTATTAGCAAGCTCTACCTGCATATCATAGTGTTTGTCTGCGATTTCTTTTGCCATGTTTAGAACATCATAGCGGATTTGATATGGATTTGACATTTTAAGTCTCCTGTGTGTGTTGTGTGACCAAGAGGGCGGTCACCCGCCCTCTGACTTCTTAAAGCCTTCTCATTATAATACAAAGCCAACTACCTATCGTGCAGTTTCTGAAGTTCCATCATACACTTCTTCGACTCCTCGAGGAGGCCCATTCTTGCGAGCTCCGCTGCCGCTCTGGAGTATCCAATCGTCTGCGTAAACCGATCGAGTGAAGACCACAAACCCGACAAGGGTGAGAAGACATAGTTTGCTACTAAAGCTGTCATTAGACCCAACCTTTCAGATTACTGTTAGCTTTGATGTTGTTAATGGTATCATGAGAACGTGCGATAGTGTAAATATCTCCACGTGTGATACCAATATCTGCTAAATCGTAATCAGACAGTCTGCCTAATTCCTTTTCCGTTTCTTTGATCATACGCTTTGTAGCGCGTGCTTCTCTAAAGACTCGAAATGCTTCGATGATAGTTTCAATTGCCCTCGTTGAGTAGCTGTGGGCTGCTAGTATTGCTTGTGTCATTTTGTTTCCTCGTTTGACCAATATTGATTTTACGAGGACGCATTTCTTCTGGAACAACATACTGCAATTCAATTGCCAGAATGCCATCCTGAATATCTGCTCCGTTTACATTTACATGTTCGGACAGCCTAAAGGTTCGTTTAAATTTCTTTGTCGAAATGCCACGATGGATAAACTCTCTACCTTTAGAGACGTGTTCCCCTGTAACAGTCAAGGTTCTATCTTTAACTTCTACAGATATCTCATCCTTTGTAAACCCAGCAATAGCTAGTTCAATCAAGTATTCTTGATCTCCAGCTTTAATAATATTATGTGGGGGATAATGGTCTTGAGCATGTTTAGCTGTCCACTCTAGTTCGTTGAACAGATGGTCAAAACCAACAAAAGATGACCGCGGGAATAGTGTTTGTAAGCCTGTCATTGTTATCTCCTTTTGAGCAAGCAAGATTGTGTTACGACCGGATCATTCCGCATCGCTATAGTATATATAAGTCTTATTTTTTAAATTGCAACTATTAAGTAGGATTATCTACTAAAATAATATCGAATGTCGCAGAACAAGTTTGTCCACCAGATGCAGCTAGAACATCCATTCTAATATCTGTCTTTTCTATAAACTTTAACGGAACAGGATATTCTACTGTAACGCTTTGACCACCAGCGGCATATGAAATGCCTTTGATTTGAAATACGTTTCCGTCTTGAGTCTCTCTCGCAAAAAGAGTATATTTCAATGAAGCGTTTGTAGCAGCTTTATCTGAACCCATTTGAGTTTTAATAAGATATGCTGTCTTACCAGCAGGTACCGTATAAACTGCCATTAATGTTTGTGCTTTGTCTTCAATAATTCTTGCGGCTTCTGTACCACCCATAGTTAGTGATACAAAAGCATCATTATTGGTATCAACCATTCTTGCTCTAAAGATACGAGAGAATACTGTAGATCCTGTTGAGCCAATATTGATCGTTTCAGAAACACTTTCAAAGTTGGCATCAAGACCTTCAACTAAAACTGCAGCGCCTGAGTTTGCTGTTGAGGAAATAGCAATAACACTATTAGCAGGATATGGATAAGTTACAGCAGCACTGTTGCCATCCCAAACAGTACCTGCTGTTACATCACCATTAGTCGCACCAAACTTGTTGATATGACCGTAACCATCTACATCCCCAGAAGCTATAGGGATATTTGAAGCAACACCAAATGTGTTGATGATATTACCATCTTTATCAGAAAGCATAACAACTTCATAAATTCTATCATTATTAGCGAGGTATTTACTTGATTGAGTTGTATACTGCGCCATTTATTTTATTCCTTTTATTTTATTCCTTTTATTTATTTCCGATATTATATTTCGGACATAATTCCCAATGTGCCTTTTCTTTGAAAGGAATAATCTTAATCTGACGTAGAGGAGCACATGTAAGATCTGTTGCTCCTTGTATCTCCACAAGACCCCAATCACTAAGCAATGTTGTAATAGTATTTCTACGCTCTACATCATTAGCTTCGAGATTAGCTTTTTTTCCATCTAACATAAACAGTTCTTTAAAATGAACTATAAAGTACCGTCCTTGCTTGTGTAGTATATGGCA